CGACCAGCTGAAATCCCTTGTGAATTTCAGCTGGTCGCTGCCGAAGCTGAAGCTGCCGCACATTTCCATCTCCGGCCATTTCTCCATCAACCCGCCCAGCGTACCGCACTTCTCCATCGAGTGGTATAAGAAGGCCATGGAGAACGGCATGATTCTCAACAGTCCGACGATCTTCGGAGCGGCTGGCGGTAATCTGCTGGGTGGCGGCGATGCTGGCCCGGAGGCCGTCGTGGGCGTGGATTCCCTTCGCAGCATGATCGGTGAGGCCGTGGCCGCTGCCGGCGGCTTCGGCGGCGACATCACCATCCCGGTATACATCGGACAGCAGCGCCTTGATACCATCGTTGTCAAGGCCATGCAGAGGACAAACTACAGATCAGGGGGCAGATAACCATGGTGAATGTGATCAAGATCAATGGCGAATGGCTCCCGGAGCCTGATGGGGATTTGCAGTTCAAGGCCGAAAAGGTCAAGAACGAGAACCAGACCGAAGCCGGAACTACCCTTGTCATCGTGACGAGGGTGGAGAAGCTGACGATCACTGGTTCCTGGAAACTTTCTGGCGCGTGGATGGATAGATTCAGAGCCTTTCGGCAAGCCGATACGGTTACTGTGGAGTGCTACTATCCGAGGGTCGATGAGCTGACCCCGCACATCTGCCAGTTTGAGATCACGAAGGAAACACACGATTCGAAAGCCCGTCGCCAGCTGCTGGTGAACGGACTTTATGATGTCGATGTGGAAATGACGGAGCTGTAATGTACGCAGTATCTGATGCATTCCTGGAAGCCATGAAGAAGCCGGTGCAGCACTCCCAGCTTCGAGGCAACATCAAGGCCAGCGCGTGGAATTACTACTTCACCGAAGAGAATATCCAAAAAGGTTCCTTCAATCTGACGAACCAGTGCAGCGGCAACGATAATGTGGAGATCGGCACGGTTTACGTCGGTGAGCTGACGGCTACCTTCATCAACCTTGGCATGCAGCGGTATTCGCTGAAAGACGGCATCATCACGCCGACATACTACCTAAAGACGGATGATGGCTACGAGCCCGTCCCGCTGGGTGTTTATCGCATCAATGAAGCCAACTGGACGGCTTGGGGCGTGGAGATCACCGCCTACGACAATATGGTGCTGTTCGACAAGCGATTGACCATGAACTCATCCAGTGGACGGCTCTATGATTTTTTGTCACTGGCTTGTAAAAGCTGCGGTGTGCAGCTTGGCATGACGGAGGCAGAAGTCAATGCGCTGCCGAACGGTATGAACACGCTGGCAGTTTACCCAGAGAACGACATCGAGACATACCGTGATCTGGTGTCCTGGTGTGCGCAGACCGCCGGAGCGTATGCCACGATGGATAGAGAAGGCAAGCTGGTGTTGCGCAAATATGGCGTTGATCCAGTTGATACCATCGATAACTACAACCGGCTGACCGGCGCGAAGTTCAGCGACTTCGAGACGCGCTACACTGGCATGAGCTGCGTCAACATCGCCGAAAAGACAACGACATATTATTCCGTCGGCTACGACGATGGCCTGACATATAACCTCGGCTCCAATCCCCTATTGCAGTTCGGCACAGAAGAAGTCATCCTTGCCAACAGGATGGCAGTTTTGAACGCGCTGGCCGTTATCAAGTATGTGCCTTGTGAAGTGACCATGATCGGCACTCCCGCCTATGACGTCGGGGACATACTGGTCTTTTCCGATGGCATAGCGGATGGCGAGAAAATATCCTGTATCACAAAATTCGATTGGACATACGGCGGCGGCTACTCCATAACCTGTGTGGGACAAAACCCGGCGCTGGCATCCGCGAGGTCGAAAACCGACAAGGACATATCCGGCCTGATGAGCGAATCCGACGAGGATTCCATGAAATACTATAACTACCTCAACGCCGCCGAGCTGACCATCACAGACGGCTCCTGGAAGAATGTTATAGTTTTCAATTACATCACCACAAAGGCCACGCACATCGATTTCCATGCAGAGATCAAATTCACGATGGACACCACGGAAATCGAGGACGAGGATGAGTACACCGAGAACGACGGCATCGTGAAGGTCACCTATTACATCGATGATGAGGAAGTCACAGACTACCATCCGATGGACACCTACACCGACGGCACTTATCTGCTCCATCTGCTGAAAACATGGTATAGCTCCGGCAACCTGCTGACCACGTTCACTGTGCGCATTGAGCTGGAGGGCGGCACCATGTTCATCGAGCAGGGCGACTGCCGCGCCTACATTGCCGGTCAGGGACTTGTCGGCGAGGATGGCTGGGACGGCTCCGTCCGTGTGGATCAGAACGTCATGCGGCGTGACTTCGGTATCATTATCAAGGACTTCGAGGAAGCTGTCGAGAGCAGCAACACCACACCAGAGGAGGGCGGCATGAACCAGCAAGTCACCAAGACCAACTTCATGCGGACAATGCTCAAGCAGTTCTCCGAATCTATATCCGGTTCCGCGCTGCATCGTTTCAGCGTGCCGTACAACGCCACGCAGATGGACACTTCCGGGATCAGTAATGATGGATCTGTATGGTTCAACACGGACGCCAGTATTGATGGCACGGTTACCACGCCCGATTGCGCTGTGTCCAGCATTATCCGCATCAGCAGCTACCATCAGGACAACTCCGGCGATGTGACATACCTCGTGAGCTTCGACAGCGGAGCGACTTGGTATAGCTACTCCGGCGGCTTTGTTGTGTACACGTCCGGCTATGGCATGACCGAGGGCGTTATGGTGGCGATCACGCAGGCTGAATGGGCGACGATGATCACCAACGGTTCCATCATGGTCCGGGCGATCCTGCGCAGCAATGCGACCCTGGCCGACATTCAGATTTATACGGAGGTGTATCAATAATGCTGAAAGGCAAGACGAAAATCATCTTGACCAACGTCGAGACGGGTGAGCAGGAAATCCACGAGCATGAAAACATGGTGACCAACGCGCTGGACAAGCTCATCAACATCGAAATGGCGATGAATCATGCGCCGAACACTCGCATTCTCCCCCTGGCAACCAACGCGCTGGGGGGAATCATGCTGTTTGACGGTGAACTCACAGAGGATGCGGATAATATCCACTTCCCAACTGAAGCCCACCTTGTTGGATATGCCAATCAGTCTGTCAACACCACCGATGTTTATCGAGGCTCGTATAATTCGGTCGAAAGTGGAAAGACGGCAGACGGGTATGTGAGCGTATGGGACTTCGGAACCATGCAAGCGAACGGGACCATCAAGGCGGTGGCGAGAACGCACAACCATGCTGCCCAATGCCCGATCTTCTACTCCTACGGACCGGATCGGTATACAACGTACAATGGCACACCTTCCACAGATCGAGATTGGATGCCGATTCGTTACGATGGCGAGTATGTGTACATGCTCAAAGGCAATAGTTCCACCCATCAGATGCGGCTGGCTCGTGTAAAAATCCCCATGCTTGGAATGGGCGTAGCCGATTACTCTGATGTTGCGCGTTCGTATGAGCTTGTGGCATCATGGGACACAGAAGTTACCACGTACTCCTGGACATATTACGGAAATCCGAGAGAAACCACTGTGTATGCGGATGATCCTTTCTGCTATGAAGATGGTCAGGACGGGTATATCTACTGCATGTTCTACGGCGCATATAAGGATGGCGAATACCACAATCCGAGCTACGACTATGACATTACCTACTTCACCATCAAGTACAGTGATGATTCCTATGAGAAGTCCGAAACAGTGCGTTTGAGGTCTGGCACAAATTACTGGACCGACAAGCGAATCAATGATCTGTATTGCGCATATCGGTATCGCGGCCATGTTCATGCTGGTGTTCTCTATCGCATGTCATCCAACAGGAAGTACATCTATAAAATCCCTCTTGACAACCCCGGAGCATATTATGCCATCCGAATTTGCAGCGACGATGTCGATGATTACGTCGGAACACTGGATCACACGTACTTCCACAATGGATGCATCTATTTTGAAGTGTATCATTACACTTCATCGTCCTATAATATTCTTGGAGGGTTGCTTTATCCTGATGGTGTGTTTATCCTGCTAAACATAGCTTACGGTGGGACAAACTGGGATCATGGCAACAGTTCCTTATATACCAGCGCCAGAACTTGTGATGACGATCTGACCGTGTGGTGTACATATAACGGTGACAATTTCTGTCGCAACTGGGCCGCAAACTACCTCGGCACCATCAACAACCTCGGCACCACCATCACCAAAACAGCCGCCCAGACCATGAAGATCGTTTACACACTGACAGATGTGGACGAGGAAGAGGAAAGCGAAGGTGAATGAGGATGGCCGGGTATAACTACAAGATCAATTACAACGGCAGCTCCAAGGTCATTAAGCGCATCGTGGATAAGCTGAACAACTGGACGTCTGCCATGCTGGGAACCACCCACGACACGGCCTATTATGGCGATCTCGGCCAGACGGCCTATGAGCATTCGCAGAGCACCGGCAACCCGCACGGTCTGACGCTGGATGACCTCGGCATCGAGGACATCCCCAGGCAGATCGCGTCCATGGGCGAGGCCATCGGCTCCATTGACTACTGGCAGGACCACGACGAGACGCAGTTCGTAGACCACGATGGCGACGAGCTGGTCTTCCATACTGAAGCGCAGCTCCTCGGCTGGCATTAAGGAGGGATAAGATTGGCTGTCAAAACCATCGCCGAGCTGCCTCTGATAACCACTATCGCTGACAACGACCTTCTGGTTATCGACGATGGCAGCAGGAACTACTCCATCAAGTGGGGTGTTCTGAAAAACCTGATCACAGGCATTTCGTCTTTCACCGCCGACAACACGGCTGGTACGATCAGCATCACGCTCTCCACGGGCGCGGTGCTGACCATCACCCCTCACGACCCGACCAAACAGGACGTGCTCACCTTCGACACCACACCCACGGCTGGCAGCACGAAGCCGGTCACGTCTGGCGGCATCAAGACCGCACTGGACTTGAAGCTGAACAACAGCGACTACGTGAACTTTACCGGCGCGACCAGCGAGAACGCAGGAACCGCCGGTAAGGTTCCTGCTCCCGCCGCCGGCGGCGCTCGTTACCTCGGCTCCGAGGGTGCATGGCTGACGCCTGACAGCGCCCCCACCAACGGCAGCACGCTCCTGATCACGTCGGATGCCGTATACGACGCGCTGCTGGTGATCGTCACCGACATCGCGCCGGAGTATAGCAGCTCCGCAACCTATGCCCTGGGCGCGTACTGCACCCACGAGAACATGCTGTACAAGTGCACCACTGCCATCACCACCGCCGAGGCGTGGACGGCTGGACACTGGACGGCTGTGTCCGTCGGCGCTGTGCTGGCCAGCATTGAGAGCGCCGTGGCCACCAACGCCAGCGACATCGACACCATCGAGGGCACCCTGGAGGACATCAACGAGGAGCTGGACAAGGTGGTCCATGTGGACAGCGCCCAGACGTTCACTGACCAGGAGAAATACCAGGCCCGGCAGAACATCGGCGCGATCAGCTACAACGAGATCGAGCACAAGCGGTTCGGCGTGTCCGGCGTCGGCCAGTCCTCGCCCACCCTGACGCGCCTGTATGACGCCGTCGGCATGACGGCCACCCCCAGCACGGACGCTACGGAAGGAAGCAGCGACTTCGACGCCTACGCGCCGTTTAATCGCAAGAAGTGCGTCGGTTATTGGACCGCCGGGACCGGCAAGGCTGTGTTCCATGTCCAGGCATACGAGGGCGACGCCGACTATGCCGAGGATGGCACCATGGGCGATTACGTCGCCGTTGAGGTGGAGCCGTTCTACTACTACGACAAAGATGGCGTCATGGCCGTGTCCACGTATCCGTGGCCTGGATATGAGATTCATCCTGTCTGCAAGGACTACGACGGCAACGTCCGCGCCAAGACATATATCCCGGTGTACGCGCTGGCGCAGGACGCCAACGGCAAGGCGGTCAGTTTGCCGGGATTCCAGAACCAGCGCGGCGGGTATTCAGATCTGCGCACCTATGCCACGACGTACAATGCCACTGGCATCGCAAATTTCGCCATGATCGAACCGGCTGCGGTGTGGCATTATGAATGGCTGTTGATGACCATTGAGTTTGCGACCACCAATCCGCAGACGATCATCTATGGCGCGGCGAGTATGAGGTATTCTGATGATAAGATCGTCGCTGTGCCGGGTGCCAATATGATTGTGGTCGGTTCCACAGGCAGCAACTTTGTAGTAGGTCAGACCATATACATTGGTTCAAGCTATAGTTCTTCTGTCGATGTGAGGACGAGCTATAATCGCATCACAGCCATCGACAGGTGCGATGCAGACGGAACGCTGAATGCATCCGGCTCTTACTATCGCTTTACCTATGATGGCACTGACAGATCGTCCAGCATCGTAGTAAACACATGGGCTGTGGCATCTCGCCCATGGTGTACTGGCGCTACTGCGGGACATGCTCCCGGCGTGGACGCTGTAAAGGGACACACCGGCTCCCCGGTCAATAATACCAACGGCAAATACCCCATGCGCTACCGCTGGCGCGAGAATGTCTATGGCAACCAGAACATGACCACGCTTGACCTTGCAGATTTGCGCGTTGCTGATGGCGAGAGTTTCCACCTGGATTGGTACTTCCTCGCAGATCCGCGCAAGTATATCCCGTTCGGCAATTACGGCAAGGCAGACATCCAGAATACTGCGAAGGGCTGGGTTAAGCTGGGCGTCTCGACGCCGGTGGCCAGTTATGTCAGCGGATATATAAAGGAGCTGGGTTTTGATTCCACATATCCGTGGGTCAAGGTTCCTGTCCTCACATCCGGCGGAAGTGCATCCACGTATTACAGCGACTATGCGTCCCTCGTGTACTCCCTCGAGGTGCGCTGCGTGCGTCGGGGCGGTTCCGTGCCCTCTGGCGGCTTCGCCGGTCCCGTCTACTTCTACGCCATCGATAGCGTCTCGAACGCGCACTGGTCCTTCGGCGCGACCCTTTATTTCCTCCAGTAGGGGGTGAATGCGCGAAGCGCAGAGGGGGCCGCAGCCCCCTAATCCCCCAAAACCAAATGGCGCGTAAGTGCCGAAATTTTTCACCAAAAATAGTCTCTGGCTATTTTTGCCAGAATCTTGCAATTTGCGGATTTCTGGAATGAATCCTGCTATAATGTCATGCAACGGGATTGAGATGCGCCTTTACTGGCCGTTTGTCTTCCTGCGAACCTCGTGAACTCCAACGAGGTGCGCTGCGTGCGTCGGGGCGGTAACGTGAACAATGGCGGCAACGCCGGTGATGGACCAGACACGGGAAAAATGCATAGTGTCTGGTGAGCCGTCCATAACGAAATCGTCGAGTAGTTATGGATTATGAGCGCGGAATTAAACTGGGACTCCGTTTGCAACGGAAACCAGAACCGAAGGCCGGAAACGGTCAGGGGCAACGCATAGAGATTGAAATAACATCTCCACGAGGCCGCGCTACCGGACGATACAGGCTTAGGCTTGTGGTAAAAAGATATGCTGGACTGCGTTGTAATGATGCAGAGCTTGGGATAAAAAGCCCAGGGATAACACACGCCCGTCTACTTCAACGCCAACGATAACGTCTCGAACGCGAACTGGAACTACGGCGCGACCCTTACCTATACCAGCGCCCAGGCGTGGCCGCTGATGCGACACCCACGCCTGGGAGGATACCCAGGAGACGAGGATTATTCATGCGCATCCTCTTCCGTGGTTGGAAACAACCGAAATACTCCCGCTGGAGCGGCTTAGTAAAGAACTGAAACGCCGTAAGGGAAAAAGGCATGAAACGAGTTGGCAATCTGTGGGATGGTTTCGCTTCGCTGGCAAATGCGGAGCTTGCGGTGTACAATGGTACGCAGAACAAGCGCACCGACTTTGTTGTGCGCAGGAAGCTGGGATACCATGACGATCTCCCGGATCACCAGGGCAAGCTGGATCCGAAGAAGGTAAAGCGTTATGCCCAGCACCGCGTGGATGATCTCTGCGCCGGGTGGCATCCGTCACCCATGCGCCACCTGATCGTAAAGCCAACCTATGGGAAGAAGCGCACAATAGACTGCCCTTGCCTTGCCGACCACATCATACACTGGATGCTCATACAGACCATACATGATATCATCATGCGCGGGATGTATGAGCATTCCTATGGCTCCATCCCGAAGCGTGGCATTGACGCCGCTCGGAAGTCTGTGGAGAAGTGGGTGCGCCAGGATACAAAGGCGAAATACTTTGTGAAGCTGGACATCCGCAAATTCTATGAGCACATCGACCATGAGCTGTTAAAAGCTGCCTTCCGGTGCGTCATCAAGGATCCCCATCTGTTGGAAGTGACGGACAGCGTCATCGACTGCATCCCGGCGGGTGTGCCCATCGGAACGTACACATCGCAATGGTTCGCCAACTTCTTCCTGCAGCCGTTGGATCACCATATCAAGCAGGATATGTGCAAACTCCGGCGCGGGAAGCGCACAAACTGGGTGACGCATTATCTTCGCTACATGGATGATCTGCTGCTGATAGGCACCAGCAAGCGCGACCTTGAAAAGGCGGTGCGCGAGATTATCCGCTTCTGTGCTGCGGAGCTGAAGCTGGAGATCAAGGACTGCTGGGAGATCCGACGCATCGCTGTTGACTCCAATGACGTAGGCCCCGGCGTCGCCCCGGTGGACATCGTCGGATACAGATTCTACCGCGACCATACCGAGGTGCGCGGCAGCATCTTCCTGCACACATCGAGACTGGCGGCAAAGATCGAGAAGCGCCTGCGGGAGCGCGGGGAGGTGTTGCTGAGAGACGCGGAGGCCGTTGTCAGTCTGTGCGGCTGGTTCCAGCACGCAGACAGCAAGCACTTTGTGGAGACATACATCAAACCGAGAATCGACCTAAAGCTGATGAGGGAAGTGATATCATATGCGAGTAAAAACGGAATTGTCGGAGATGCCTCGGTCCTATACTGTGACCAACGACGCGGGGACGGCCCGTATCAGGTTCTTCGAGGATGTTCACGAGGAGCAGCGCGAAGAAGGTGTTGTCTACACGGCAACGATGTGGGAGATGTCCTGCCCCTGGATGGACAACTTGTCGCAGCGGATCCGGCGGGACCCGGAGCTGTGGAGGGCGAAGGTTAAGGCCGTCACCGCTGCGGAGGAATCTGCCGCGCGTCTGGAGGAGCTGAAGGTCACGGCCACCGATGACGCCATCTGCGACCTCGCCGAGATCGTGGCTGATCTGACTGATGCCGTCGTTGAGCTGGCGGCACTCATCGCGTAAAAGGAGGAATCGAACATGGTAGCCTTGTATGTGAAGCTGATCAAGATGGGCCGCAAGACCATCGACGATGTGCCGGAACTCTGGCGCGACGCCGTGATCGCCGCGCTGGAAGAAGGGTAACAGGTACAGCCCATGAGTTATTTGCGTGTGATCGAGCGCCTCGAAGATATGCTGCGCATGGCATTAGAGATTATCGACGAACAATCAAAACTACTCGCCCAGCACGGGATTGAAACCGATGGCGGCAAGCTGGAAGCCGCTGAACAGCAATTCAGAGAAGACATGGAGAAGTGGTTGTAATCCAACGACGGAGAGCGTCGGCGTAATGCCGGCGCTTTTTCTATGCAAAAAGGAGGGAAAAACCAT